TCCAGTACGATTTTAATGTCTTCCTTCTGACTAGATGATCGGGGAATCGCAGTCCTGTTATCAATATAGATTAATTCACCAGACTTCTTATTATATTCTGCAGAAGCAATACCAGCGACAAAGTTAATGCCTAACTGGTATGTCGTATTATTTATTGACGTAGTAATACCGTTGAAATCGGTATTCAATTCTAAGACAGGTCCAGAAACGGAACTGCCGTTAATAGTAACACCATATCCTGCATCAGGTGTTGCAGTAAATGGAATAATTTTAAATCCTGCATCACTGTTAGCAAGACCAACTGGTTGATAGTATTTAAGGACTGCGGTAACAGGATCCCATGCTGCAACCATACCAATTGCGGTAGAACCAACACCAACGGTCTGAGTAATCTCAGAGTCAACTGCATACTTTGTTTCAGTGGAAACACCAGCCAACTTTAATGCCTGTAGTCCACTAACAACCGATGTATCTAGAAGTTCTTTATCACTTCCAAAAACTGTTGGATTCTTTAAAACTCCAATTCTAGCAAAATCATTTCCTTCAATAACGTCAGGATTTGTTTCTTGAGTTTCAAATCTAGAGTACATTAAAACTCTGTAAGCACCCAATTCTCTGTAAACATCATAACCATGACCACCCTTAGGGGGAATAATAACGTCAAATTGAGCTCTAGCAGTAGTACCAATACCAGTATTAGTCAAGTTCTCAATAGCACCTCCAGACTCACTGCCAGGGGCGCCAGGGAAGAACTGGATGTTGCCATGGGTATATCCTTGACCACCATCAGTAACAAAGACCTCAGATACCTTACCGAAAGAGTCAATAGTGATAGTTGCCTTACCACCAGTACCATCACCAAGAATAGGAACATTAGCAAAAGAAGTAGAAATTGGTTGATAACTTGTTCCTCTATCACCAATAACTACAATTTCAATCTTTCCATCAATAGCATTATTTTTAGTAGCAACAGTTTCACCTTGAATACCCCAGTCTTCTGGAACTGGAATATATTCAATTGAATCAAATTTTACGATTTCTGATGGTTTAATAGTGTATAAGTATTTCCAAATATAACCATCACCAGAAGTACCAGCTGCTCTTGGTTCTAAGTCAATGAATTGTGGTTGATCATAAGATGGACGACCCTTGGGGTTTTCTGGGTCAGATCCATTCTGCAAACAAACATAAACCCTAAGGTCTTCATTAATTACATAATAATTTGCTTCATATAAGTTTGCTTGGGAAGTTGTAGGAGTAAGATTGTAGATATTATAGTCATGTCTATACATCTCATAGGTTGCACCAGCAACCCAATTGACTTTCCTGACAAGTCTACGAACATCTCTATCCGTGACTTTCTTCAATGCAATAATAGACTCCTTTACTTCATTTTCTTCTCTAAAACCATCTAGAGGAGCAGGAGTATTAGTATTCCAGTCATTAGTACCGCCACCATCTGGATTAGTGGAGTTCGGCAATCCAATAAAAGAATAATACTTGTTTACTGTAGAGCCAACGCCAACAAAACTTTTCACAAAAGTCTCTGCGTTGAGAATTCTAAATTGATCTGAAATGATGGCAGGCATTTTAACCGAGCGGTATTTTTTTCTTTATTTATAGGGTTAAGTCAGAGGTCTTGTTCTGAAGATCTGGGCTGCAGTAGAAAGACCGACTAATCCAGCATCAGGATTGACGATGAAATTCTCAGGGTTACCAGAAATTCTATTCTGGAAATCATAAATTCTACCCCATGAGTATTTACCATAATAATCACTAATAGCAGTAGTTCCAATACCAACTTGAATCTGACTGTTACTATTTGGACCAGGCTGGAATGAACATGTAACTGTCACAATTCCACTCACATTATCTGGTACTGAAACTTTATCTACTTGGAAAAGTCCATTAAGTTTTTCACCAGCAGAAATAATTCCAACCTTATTTGTAGGATAGTTATTATATCCACCAACATGAGTGCTAATTCCAGTTAAAGCATGTCCTACAGTTACTGGACTATCGTAGATAATAAAGTAATCACCAATTTGTAATTGAGAATTATTAATTCCAAATGTGTTTAGAGATGAGAAACCATAACCAAGGTTGGTGTTGTCGTTAAACTCAGACTTGAGATAGAACTCAAGTTTTGGAGGAACACTAAATCCAATGCCAGTAACAAAGGTACTCATACCAACAATTCTACCAAAATCACCTTCTGTCTTAAATGAATATACAGTTTCCTTCTTAGGAACATCACTTCCAACAACTACAGGTGGATTAGAACCTACATCATAACCAAATCCTCCATTAACAATAATAGCAGTAGAAACACCACCATTAGTTACTGCACATGTTGCTGTTGCTCTATTCAGGATTGGTTCTGCATAATAGGCAGTTCCTGATCCACCAACAACCAGTAATCTACCATCTAATCCAAAATTAGAGAACACTAAGTCACCAACTGGTTGACTTTGACCATTATCTCTATAATTCCAATTTGCAAGATCTAAAGAATAATAAAGTTCACCTACAGTGGTAATACCAACATAGAGTCCATCATCATATCTAATTTTTTCAAAGTCAAATGTTGCAGCTGCAGTTGTTCCTGCAGGAAGATTATCACTGAATGGGAACCAGAAGTTTTTATCTGTAGATGTGACAATAGTACCATTATCGCCAACTGCGATAAATCTATTACCATCGTACATAATATCTCTAAGATTCTTATTGGTATTACTTGTCTTTAAATTCCAAATTTTACCAACATTAGATGAGATAATAGCACCACCATTACCAACTGCCACATATTCATCCTGAGCATAAACAATTCCATGAAGTGTTTCTAAAGTTCCAGAGAATTGACTGTAAAGAGTGGTAGTTCCAATACCAACACCAGTAAATACAGATCCACCAAATCCAATGGCAATCCAAGATCCTGCAGTATTATCCCAGATAACATCATTAAATTCTCTAGAGAATGTAGTTGGATAATCCACACTAACACCAATAGAAGGTATCTGTCTCTGTTCAAGGAGTTGCAGTTCTTCAAATTGTCCAACTGTATCACCATAAGAAACTGCTCTTGCTGCAGATGCATATTCACCAACAATCATTACTTGATGATTTGGACTATAAGTTACATCTTTTGCAGTAGCTACCGCATTTAATGTAGTTGTTCCACCGAAACCAACAACACCTCTCTCCCAGAAGAATCCACTGAGAGTATTGATATACCTACTGCTAGTTCCAACTGCAATAATTGGTTCACTCTGCGTAATTTCTCTAAGATCTGCAGAACCAATATCACCAGTGATAACATCAAACTTCCAATCCTTCATTGGATCTTTCTTAGTAATCTTAGAAGAAGATACAAGAATATCTGGATTGGTAACATTTAAGTAACCAGCACCAGAAGATGCAATACTTAAGGCAGAAATACTAGAAGAAGTAGATACCGTAGCAGTAATAATTGCAGGATCAATTTCTCTTTCTTCAAAAATTTGAATATGTCGATCTTGTTCTGTGAGAAGATCAACCTCAGAGAATACGGGGAAAGCATTCTGTACCCAAATTTGATCATCAGTTGCCCCAACATTCTTAATAATTCTAGTTGCTGGAGTAACCTTACTCTTATAATTCAACCTATCTTTAGAATAGTAAACACCTGAAATGATCTTATCAGACTTCTGTTTAACCCAAGAAAGAGGTCGTTCTGCATCCTGATCTGTTGAGATTCCAAGACTATCGTAAGTAAAGGTCTCAAGCATATCAGAAGCAACGATTCTCTTCGTTGTTCTTGGGAATTGGTCCCTATCAAGAACGTCTAATTTATTTTCTTTAATCTGAATTTCATCGCCTGGTTGAACTGTAGGAATTGGTTCAATTTCTTCAACGTCAATAGAAGAACCTCTATAGTAGAACACAGAACACTTGGATCCAGGCTTAGGTGCTTCAGTGAATATAACTCTACTACCTTTCCAAGTATAGGCCTCACCTGGAGTTTGAAGGATATCATTAATGTAGATAAAGATGTTATTGGTCACATCCATATCACTACCTTCAATAGTTTTAAGACTGAGAATCTCAGTTACTCCAGCATTTGTTACGGAAAGAGTAAATTTGGTTCTACTTCCATTAAAGAATGGTGCAATATCATCAAACAAGACGAACTGGCCAGGATAGAATCCAAAGAACTTATCATTACCAATCTCAATTACTTCTAGTTGGAAATCAGTATGAACACCCACTCTTGGGTCAGTAACAATACCAACAACTGTAAGACCGTCTTCTACCTTATAACCGACGCCTTCTTCAGTAATATCAAACTCACCAATATTTCCATCAACATTGATTCTAACGTCTGCAATAGCACTTTGACCAATACCAGTTGTTGTAAGACCAGTGGCATTTGGATTGTAAACTAATGGAAGAGCAAAATAGCCAGGTGGTTCATGAACGTCTAATGTAATAGGTCTTTCTACAGTTCCTCCTCTACTGAAATACCAAGGAGAAGTTAAAATACCAGATTGTACTCTAAAGTTTGCATTATCAATTTTCTCAAGTACATGTTGACCATCACCAAATTGTACAGACTCCATTCCTGCAGCTTGCACATAAGGAAT